CATAAATGATTGATTTAAAATTAGGTGATTGTTTGGAAGTAATGAAATCTTTGTCAAGCCAAAGCATTGATTTAACTGTTACAAGTCCGCCTTATGACAATTTACGCAGTTACAACGGTTATTCTTTTGATTTTGAAAACACCGCAAAAGAGTTGTATAGATTGACAAAAGATGGTGGCGTTGTAGTTTGGGTTGTAGGAGATGCTACTGTCAATGGTTCAGAAACAGGCACATCATTTAAACAGGCCCTTTATTTTAAGGAAATAGGTTTTAATTTACACGACACAATGATTTGGGAAAAAACGGCTATATTTCCTCATCATGTAAACGCTAAAAGATATAAACAACAATTTGAATATATGTTTGTTTTTACTAAAGGAAACATAAATACACACAATCCAATATTTGATGTACCAAACAAATCTGCTGGTAAAGTAATTAACATCAAATGCAAAATTAAGACCAAAAACAACGGAAAATACAATGGCAAGACAAAAACAATAGAATCTTCAGAATACCGAATGAGGAGCAATGTTTGGAAAGAAAACCAAGTGGGTGTTGAAGGTCATCCAGCACCATTTCCTGAAAAACTGGTTTTTGACCATATTATTTCTTGGTCTAACGAAGGTGACACAGTTTTAGACTTATTTCTTGGTAGTGGAACAACTGGTAAAGTGGCTAAACAGTTAAATCGCAAATTTATTGGTATAGAAATAAGCCCTGTATACATGGATATTGCTAAAAAAAGAATTAAAGAAATATTGTGTTAGTACTAAACCTACCGCTACCCCCTAGTGTTAACAGCTACCGCACTATATTCCGCAACAGGATGGGTATCAGCAAAGCTGGCAGAGAATTTAAAATCCAAGTAAGCGACTATGTAGTTGAATACCGAGTACCAAAGCTGGGTAAAGCTAGGCTTGAAATGAAAGTGGTTATTTATCCCCGTGACCGCAGAAAGCAAGACATTGATAACAGAATCAAGGCTTTATGGGATGCGTTAGGTAATGCTGGCGTATTTGATGATGATGAACAGATTGATGTTTTGCACATTGAGCGTGGGGAAATCAAAAAAGGCGGTGCGTGTCTTGTAATGATTGGTATATTGGAAGATAATTAATGTGCGTGAGGTACTTTAGCCCCTTAAATGGGGCATCTTTTTAAAGAATTTAGCTTATTGCAAAATTTAATGGCAAAACTTGGCCTTAATAAAGGAAAAAAATATGGATATGGCGACTGTAGGCAAATTTGTAGGCAATTTATTGCATTCAGCTACTATTGCTCATTTTATGCATCTAAAGGCAACAAACTACTCAGCGCATAAAGCATTACAAAAGTATTATGAAGGCATTGTAGACCTGACCGATACAGTAGCAGAAACGATACAAGGCTCTTTTGGAGTACAAATAGATGCCTACCCCACATCCTTTAGCAACTCCCAAACAGACCCACTTGCTTATATGATGATGCTTAAAGACTATGTCATTGAAGCAAGAGTGGATATGCCTCAAGATAGCAATATACAGAACGAGATAGACAACATAGCAACCCTATTAGACAGTACTATCTATAAGCTCAAATTCCTTAAATAGTGCCAACACTACCTACATACACTAAATGTAGTCACTTAGGCTGTAAGGAACAAAGAGGCAAATACAATTCATTTTGCCCTGAACATGGTGGCATAAAGAAGATAACTGAAAGCCGTAAGTATTCTGATTCTATGTATCAGACTGCTCAATGGAGAGCCAAGCGCAAGATAGAACTAAGTCGTAATAGCCTATGTGCTTCATGTTTAACTAAAGGTAGAGCAACCCAGGCACAACATATAGACCATGTATTTCCATGGACTTTACTAGGTCAACACGCCTTTTATCGTAATTTGTTCCAATCCTTATGTGCTGAATGCCATTCATACAAGACAGGGCAAGAACAGAAGGGCGTAATACTTTATTTTAAAAACAATGACGTTGTTGCCTATAAATTAAGCGATTATGCCTTTGCAACAACAGGCGAAGAAACTTAAACTTTTTGGGGGAATCTATAAAGCAAGCTCGCCCCCAATCTTTTGCAAAACAAGTTGGCAAAAGGGGGGTGTTGCGTTTACACTACAGTCATGAACAAACTACCAATTGAACTACATCTTGTGCATGGCACTAAGCCAGACCACCAAGCCATTACTTTGCCCGAATCGGTAAAAAAGAGAATCCCTGAAGCTGAGTGGATGACCAACCCTACCCAATGGGATAAAACAATTTTTGTTACTGAAACTGCTGAATTCCTATTTGATGTCTATGGAATTGGCTCAGACCAAGATAAACATACTTTAGCTATGTTGGCAGACCAAATAGATTTGTATGTTTCTTGCAACATTCAATTAGCTAATAGTGATTTAGTAATATCTACAAATGATGGAAAAACTCTTGCACCAAATCCAATCATATCAATTAGGAACAATGCTTTAAAATTAGTAATTCAATTAATGAATGAATTAGGGTTAACCCCTAGAAGTAGATTAAATAAAACAGAAGGCAATACTAACGATAACTCTGCTGTATCTAAGTTTCTTAGGGGAGTAAAAGGATAAGATGAACTATCAAGATGGCATCCAGTATGCCAATCAGGTAGCCAAAGGGGAAATAGAGGTTTGTAGAAATGTTAGGCTTGCTTGCCAGCGTTTTTTAAATTTCCTTGAAAACAAAGAATGGGAATGGGAATTTGATGCGGATTACCCTAACCATGTTTTAGGCTTTGCATCCTTATTGAAGCATACTAAAGGACACCAGGCAGGGCAAAATGTAGTTTTAGAACCATTCCAGATTTTCTTTATCTGTGCCATTTATGGGTTTAGAGCAAAAAAAAATCACAACAAAAGGATGGTTACAGATGTCATTTTGTATATCCCAAGGAAAGCTGGTAAATCTACCCTTACTGCCATAATTGCACTTTATGAACTAGCTTGTGGCGAAGCTGGTGCAGAAGTATTTACCCTAGCAACCAATAGAGAACAAGCATCCATTGTGTTTGATGCTGCAAAAGGATTTATTGAAACTGGGCCAAAAGACATAGCTAGTTTGTTTTCTGTTAGCAAATATCAGATTGGAAAGTTTGGCGATTCTCAAACAATATTCAAAGCATTGTCTAGGGACACCAAAAAAACAGGCGATGGTAAAGCACCATCTTGTGTAATTGTGGATGAAGCATCTGCCATTATTGATAGAAATAGTATTGAGGTTTTGCACTCAGGCATGGTTGCTAGACAAAATCCATTACGTATCTATATCACAACTGCTAGTTTTAGCAAGGACACTAAGTTTTATGAAGATATGTCCATGCTAGAATCCATGCTAAATGGAGAGGCTACAGATAATCCAAAGTGGTTTGGATTGCTTTATTCTCTTGACCCTCAAGATGATTGGAGAGACCCTAAAACTTGGGCAAAAGCCAATCCTATGCATGGGATTAGCATTTTTGAAGAAGCTATCCAACAAAGAGCAGAAGAAGCTAAAGCAAAGCCAGCAGTGCTTAATGAATTCCTTTGTAAGACCCTTAACATATTTGTTAGTGCCAATAGTGCATGGATTGATAGGGCAAGTTGGGATAAGCCAGAGTGTATCCAATCGATTACAAACAAAGAGCCAGAAGCAGTTTTTATTGGCTTTGACTTGGCAGCAACTAGAGACTTAAATGCAGTATGTACCCTAAAGCGATATGGGGAGCTAGATTACCATGCCCATTGGAAGTTCTTTTTGCCTGAAGCTGGGTATGCTTTAATTCCAAAGCATTATCAAGACATATTTAGAGTTGCTATTGATTCTGGCATCCTAAAGTTAACTGAAGGTAATGTGATGGATGATAGGGAAATATCAGATTACATAAAACAAGAATGTGAAAAATATAGTGTTAAAGAAGTTGGCTATGATGCCTATAATGCTGCATCCCTTGTAGCTAGACTATATGATGCTGGCATACCAGTTAAAAAGGTTGGTCAAGGAATGGCAGTATTATCTAACCCCTCTAAGTATGTAGAGAA